TGTCCTAATTGTAAAAAGGCAATGAAGAAAAAACTTGATGATAAGTTTTGGAGAATGATGGGACATTGTTTTGATTGTCAAGTAGAATTTGAAAACAAACTTCGTATAAAAGGTGAGTTTGATGATTGGGCAGAACGAAAAATGTTAGAGAATCAAAAATCACAATTGAAAGATTTAGAACAAAGTATAACAGACTTTGAAAAAACAGGCGGTAAGAAAGAATGGTATAATAATGTAGGTGTAAATACACCAATGTTAGAAGCAGACAAATGGGAAATGGGAAAAAAGCAATTTGAAAAAACTATTCAAGACGCAAGAGATTTTATACGAGAAAAAAGAGAAATCGTAGAAAAAGCAGAACAACAACTAACAGGAGCACAATAATGGGAATCATTAATGCAATACTTAACTTATTCTTTGGTGGTAATAAAAAGAAAGAAGTCAAAGAACTTGATAAAGCAATCAAAGTTAAAGACATTGAAGTTAAAGAACTTGAAAAAGAAGTAGAAGTTCTTGAATCAAAGAAGAAAGTTAACAAAAAAGAAGTAGCAAAACTTAAAAGAAAAGTAACCACTACTAAAAAACAACTTGAAAAAGCATCAGAAGCAGTAAAAGAAGATAATGCTGATGACGCAGTAAAATTTTTGAAGAAGTTTTCTAAATAGTATATATTTATATATATGAGATATATTATATACATACTATTTGTAGGACTATTATTCGCACAAGATGTCCAAGAACCTAAGACTTATTCTTTTACGGAAGAACAAGTGTTGGGATTTACCAATGCAATTAAAGAATTAGAACTAAAAGATAGCTTAAATGTATCATTAGTTTCTGATTATGAAGCTATGGTAAAGAGATTGGAAGCAACTGCAGCAATAGATTCTATGTTGATAGCAAACAAAACAACACAACTTACTCTACTAAAAGACACTAATAAACTACTTGAACAAAAAGTAAAACTTGTCAGACCTAAATGGTATGAAAACAAGTGGATATACTTTACATTTGGAGTAGCATTGACTGCTACTTCGGTTAAATTAGCAGGTCAAATAGTAGACTAATGGCACAACCAATAAAAGAAGTAATCAAGTCGGAATATATAAAATGTGCACAAGACCCTGCATATTTTATGAAAAAGTATTGTATGATACAACACCCGATTCGAGGTAAGATTCCATTTGAATTGTATGATTTCCAAGACAGAGTCGTTGGTGAATTTGCAAAAGAACGATTTAATGTAATCTTAAAAGCTCGTCAGTTGGGTATTTCTACATTGACAGCTGGATATAGTTTGTGGATGATGACATTTCAACAAGATAAAAATATCTTGGTTATCGCTACAAAACAAGAGGTAGCAAAAAACTTGGTAACGAAAGTTCGTGTTATGCACGCAAACTTACCGAGTTGGTTGAAACAAAGGTGTGTTGAGGATAACAAATTAAATCTGAGATATCGTAATGGTTCGCAGATTAAAGCAGTATCATCAGGTCCAGAAGCCGCTCGTTCAGAAGCTCTATCATTATTGATATTAGATGAGGCGGCATTCATTGATAAGATTGATGATATTTGGACAGCAGCACAATCTACCTTAACGACTGGTGGACATTGTATCGCATTATCAACACCTAATGGTGTGGGTAATTGGTTCCATAAAACTTGGGTTGAAGCTGAAGAGGGTCGTGGTATGTTTAATCCAATTAAATTACATTGGACGGTTCATCCAGATAGAGAACAAGAGTGGAGAGATGAACAAGATAAACTACTTGGAATTGGAAGTGCAGCACAAGAATGTGATTGTGACTTCTTAACATCTGGTACAGGTGTGATTGACGCAACACTATTGGAAAACCTACGACAACGAAGTGTTAAAGACCCAATAGAAAAGAGAGGAATTGATAGTAATTGTTGGGTTTGGGAACCTGCAAATTACTCAAAGAATTATATTGTATGTGCAGATGTTGGTCGTGGTGATAGTGCAGACTATTCTGCTTTTCACGTGATTGATATTGAGAACTTAGAACAAGTCGCAGAATACAAAGGTAGAATAAATACCAAAGATTTTGGAAATATGTTGGTAAGTATAGCAACAGAATATAATGATGCGATACTTATAGTAGAGAACAATAATATTGGTTGGGCGACAATCCAACAAATTATAGATAGGGACTATCCTAATCTATTTTATACAAGTAAAGATTTAAAATATGTTGATGTTCAACACCAAATGAACAATAAAATCAACAGACAAGAAAAGAATATGGTGGCGGGTTTTACAACGACTTCTAAGACCAGACCACTAATTATTAGTAAGTTAGAAGAATTTTTTAGAGAGGAAAGTGTAGTGGTTCATAGTAATCGTTTGATTGATGAATTACAGACTTTCGTCTATATAAATAACAGAGCAGAAGCAATGCGAGGATACAATGATGACCTTGTAATGTCTTTTGCTATTGGACTTTGGGTTCGTGATACTGCATTAAGATTACAAACTCAAGGAGTAGAGTTAACAAAAAAGACATTGACCAGAATGATGGACAATGATGGTTTATACACCAACGAAGATGTCAACAGAAATGATAGTTGGGAGTGGGAAACAGGACAAAATAAAGAGAAAGAGTCATTAGAGTGGCTCTTATAAAGTGAGGAATTATGGCAGATAAAACATTATTTGGAAGATTACAGCGATTATTCGCAACAAATGTAATCGTAAGAAACGTAGGTGGTAAAAAATTAAAGATTGCTGATACGGACCAAGTACAAAAACAAGTCAAGAGTCATCTTGTCGATAGATATTCTAAGTTGCATACCAACTTAGATTTAGTAGGAACAGGTTATTCAACCGTTCATCAAATTATGGCGGCAAGATTAGCACTATTTAAAGATTATGAATCAATGGATTCAGACCCAATCATTTCAAGTGCATTAGATATATATTCAGATGAGTCAACAATGAAAGGTCAATATGGACAAGTCATTGATGTTAAGACAGATAACGAAAACATTAAAGAAATATTAAACAATTTATTCTATGATATTATGAACATTGAGTTCAATCTATGGCCTTGGGTTCGTAATATGGTTAAGTATGGAGATTTCTTTTTACACTTAGATATTAGTGAAAAATACGGAATTACAAATGTTATTCCACTTTCACCTTATGAAGTCGTAAGAGCAGAGGGAGAAGACCCAGAGAATCCTTACTACACTAAGTTCTACTTGGAAAGTATTGAAGGAGCTCATCCTTATTTTGGCCAAAGAAATAGTGGTAAAGGAAAGATAGAATTTGAAAACTTCCAAATAGCACACTTCAGATTAGCAAACGATAGTAACTTTTTACCTTATGGTAAATCTATGGTTGAGTCTACGAGAAAGATTTGGAAACAATTAACACTTATGGAAGACGCTATGTTGATTCACAGAATTATGAGAGCACCTTCCAAACGAGTATTCAAGATTGATATCGGAAACATACCACCAGCAGAAGTTGATAACTATATGCAAAGAATCATCAACAAGATGAAGAAGACACCAATCATTGATGAGACAACAGGTGAGTATAATTTAAAATATAATATGCAAAACCTAACAGAAGACTTCTTTATGCCAGTTCGTGGTGGAGATAGTGGAACTGAAATCAATGAGTTGAGTGGTATTGATTATGATTCAACAGAAGACATTGAATATTTGAAAAACAAATTATTAGCATCACTAAGAGTACCGAAAGCATTCTTAGGGTTTGATGAAAATGTCGGTGGTAAAGCAACACTTGCAGCAGAAGATGTAAGATTTGCAAGAACCATAGAAAGAATACAAAGAATTATCGTATCAGAACTAACGAAAGTCGCAGTTGTTCACTTATATTCACAAGGATATACTGACGCAGACTTAGTAAACTTTGAATTAGAGTTGGCAAGTCCTTCAACAATGTATGAACAAGAGAAGATTGAATTGCTAGGACAGAAAGTTAATTTAGCTCGTGATATGATTAGTGATAAGATTTTACCAACTGATTGGGTATATGATAATGTTTTCAATTTTTCAGCAGAACAAAAGGTTGATATTGAAAAACAAATTATTGATGACCAAAAACAGAAGTTCAGACACTCACAGATTGAAATGGAAGGTAATGACCCACAAGAAACTGGTGACGCAATTGGAACACCAAGTGATATGGCAGCAGTAGGTATCGGACAAGACGATGCTCAAACACCACCTGATACCATAGCAGGTTCTATCTTTGACCCATTTCCAGAAAGTGAAGAAACAGAAGATGAACGACCAGAAGATGAACAAGGTGGTAGACCACAGGAAATGAATAAACCATTCAAAGATAGTGGAGCAAGAGGACGTGACCCATTAGGGAAACAAACCAAGAATAGACGACCACTTGCATTAGCACACTACGACGCCTTGAAGAAAACTATGGGTAAAAAGTCAAAGGACATAATTAATGAAACCAAAAAGGTAGATGAAATAGAAAAAGAATATGATGAATATAAGAAAGAAAATAGTGTAGATTAAATACACATTTCTTAATAGTTTTATATTTATTATTGATAAAATACAAAAAAAAGTTGGAGCTCAAATGTCTTTAAATGTTAAACATAACAAGATAAAGAATACCGCTATTCTTTATGAATTATTGTCCCGTCAAATAACAGCTGACGTGATGAATGATTCAAATAAACCAAAATCGGTGAAGATTTTCAAGGAATTCTTCAATAAAAATACCGAATTAGGTAAAGAATACGCACTTTATCAAGTTTTACTTGAAAAAAAATACAAAAACGATTCTCATGCCGCAACATTAGTTGAAGCAGTGATTAAAAGTCGTAGAAAATTATCTAATCGTAGATTAAATAATGAAAAATTTAATCTAATTAGAACCATAAAAGAAAATTATGATATCAAAGAGTTTTTTAATACTCGTTTGCCTAATTTTAAAATTATGGCTTCAATTTATAAAGTTTTCGGAACTGAAACAGGTAAAGAAGATTTCGGTCCAGTTCAAAAAACAGATTCAGTTATTACTATAACTGAGCATATCATCTATAAAGGTAAGAAAGTAACTAAATCAGTTGGAGTAGTTAAAGAGTATAAAAACCAAGATAAAGATTTAAGATTATTGGGTTATTCTTTATTAGTTGACAAGTTTAATAAAAAATATAAATCTTTAAATGAAAATCAAAAGAACTTATTGAAAGAATATATCAATAATGTATCTAATACGAATTCATTAAAAGAATTCATAGACAATGAAGTAGTAAAAATTAAGAAAGCTCTAACGAGATTACTACCAAGTGTCAATGATAAGATTACAAAAATAAAATTAGCAGAAGCTATTGATTATACAGATAGTGCTACTAAGGGAAAAGTCGTGAAAGATAAACACGTGGTTGCTTTAATGAGATATTATGAATTAATTAAGGAAATTAAGAATGTCCAAAGCAAAAAGAATAGCTAGATTAAAAGAAATTATACGAGAATTAATTAAAAAGAATCTTGCAGAAGTTTCCACAACAGCAACAGCTGGTATTGACGGAACAGGAACAGGTCACTATGATACACCAAAAGCATTCGCTAGTGGTTCTCAAGGTGGTCATCCCAAACCAGATGTATTTGGATTTACAAAAGTAAATGAAGAAGTAATCAAAGAATATGTTAGTCCAGATAATTTTAATAAAGACTTCAACACAGCTATGGCATTGGTCATCAAGCAGGCCAACAATCTAAAAGGTCCATTAGGAAAACACCCAGTCAAAAGAAATGTCAACAAATTAAAAGCAGTTCAAAAACTATATATGAAATTCTTAGCACCAGCTATTAAAAAGGCAGATAGAAATATAAGTAAAGGAATTGATTTAACACAGGTAAAAAAGAGATTATCAAATGGACAATTTAAAACAACTCTTCAATATGACATAATGAGTAGAATTGGTGGTCGTAGTTATGATAGTAATGACTTTTATGGAATAGAAGATAAAGAGAAAAAATTATTAGACAGAATCCACGGTGAATTAAGAAAGTTAGTAAACCTTATGGATGACGCACAATTAGAAAATACTAATGAAGCAATTGATTATAAAAAAGATACACCAAAGTCTTTAAAAAGAAGTAATTTCAAAACATTAGATATACTTGTTCCAAAAAATAGAGTTTCTTTTGTAACGAAAGCATTAAAAAAGGGAGTTCCAAGAATTAAGATAAATCACGAAGAAGTTGATTCCCATACAAAAGACGGATTAATCGTGAGTAATTTCAAAAAAGATGATATAAATAAAATTATGACAATTGCTGACCACGCAGGTAGTTTATTTGAAGGTCGTTATCACGATTGGAGAAACGACGAATCAATGACACCAAAACAAAAGGTTGGTCGTTCAATGAGAGAAATTAGAGACGCATTAAACGAATTAGACAAAACCGTAAAGATGAATCTTAAATTAAAAACAGAATTAAATATGAAGTCAGAAGACTATTGGAAAAATACACACAAAGCCCTAACTAAAATTTCAGAAAGATTAGTCAAGATGGCAAATAAGATTGGAAACTTAAAATAATGAAACAAGTAATAGTAGATTATATACCATTTAGTATCACGCCACAACAAATTAATGAGGCGATGAAAGAAAACAACGGAAAGTTAGTTGTTAAAGGTGTATTACAAAGAGCAGAAGCAAAAAACCAAAACGGAAGAGTATATCCAAGAGATGTATTAGTTCGTGAATCTAAAAAGTATGACCAAAATTTTGTAAAACAAAATAGAGCACTTGGTGAATTAGACCACCCTGATAGTTCAGTTGTTAATTTAGCAAATGTATCTCACAACATTACAGAAATGCACTTTGAAGGTGACAACTTATTAGGTACTGTAGAAATACTTACAACACCAAGTGGTAATATATTGAAAGAATTATTTACAAATGGAATTAAATTGGGTATCAGTTCAAGAGGATTAGGTAGTGTTGAAATGGTTCAAGAGGCAAATGGTGACCAAGTAACTAAAGTAGGAGATGACTTTGAATTAATAGCATTTGACTTTGTATCAAACCCATCAACACACGGAGCATTTTTATATCCAATGAACGAATCAATAGATAATACACAATCACAAGGAAGAACTTGTGGTGAGTATTGTAGAGCAGAAGAT